CACTATCTCCTTCCCAAGACAATGTAGTGATATCTACAGTGTTATCAGTTAAAGAAAGTCCAGGATATTTTGCTTCTAATTTTGAAGTATACCATTCTGGAGAAATATATTCTGGAAATAATTGGTATCTTCTAAAAGAAGATTTTTTTGTTAAATATTTCATAGATTACCTATCTTTAGCAATTGCAATTGCAATTATTACAATTAATATGATGATGATGTGGGTCAAAGTGGTGGTTAGAATCTAAGTGCATACGAACAGCAGCACCTGAGTTTACGTTACCACAGTTTCCAATAGTACCAGCGTTACGACCGAAACCGAAACCTTGTGGGCTACCATGTTTAGTATTATGTGGAACCCATCCACCGTAGTTACCTAAGTCGTTAGCGAACTGAGATAGGTGATGTGGACGACCCTGTACGTTACCCCATGGTGTATACTGAGCATGGTGAGAGAACTGAGAAGTGTGCGCTGCGTGGGCGTTTGATGCAGAACTAGCAGAACCAGCAGAACCACCAATGTTGGTAACAATAACAGCACCAGTGTTACCCTGAACAGAAGTAACAGGAACGGAAACGATAACAGCACCAGTGTTACCCTGAACAGAAGTAACAGCAGCTGCGATAGTTGGGTTACCTGCAACACCACCACCATCAGTAACAGTAATACCAGCGCCAGCAGTAATAGTACGAATTGTAGCAGTACCAGCACCAGTACGAACGTAAATACCTGTTAATGTTTGACCAGAGATAGCAGCTAAGTTAGCGTTATAACCTTGCACATCAGAACCGATAGTCAAACCTAGTGTAGTACGAGCAGTCGCTGCATCAGCATCATCAACAAGAGATCTACCATACGCAGTAAATGTTGCTAAAGAAGCTGTACCTGCTCCAGTAAAATATGGAAGACGATCTGCAGCAGATGTCAAACCAGCTAAAGCAGCAAGTTCACTATCATATGCTTGGACGTCAGTACCAATAACTAGACCCAAGTTAGTTCTAGCAGCTGCAGCAGTAGTAGCACCAGTACCACCAGCTGCTACACCTAAAGTAGCTGTAAGAGCAGTAGCAGTAGAAGCATTACCAGAAAGAGTAGCAGTAATAGTGCCAGCTGAGAAGTTACCAGAAGCATCACGAGCAACAATAGTGGAAGCTGTGTTAGCGGAAGTCTGATTTAAGCCATCTAGTAAGTCAGCGTCAAGACCAGAACCAGTACCATCCACGGTAATAAGTTTGGCTAGAACGTCTGCAGCAGTGTAGGCACTGGCATTTAATTTAGTACCGACTTCAGTGTTAATATTATTAAAGTTATTATCGACTTCCGTATTGGTTAACGGACTTCCTTTAGTCGATCTTAATGTAATAGTTGCCATTTAAGGATCCTTTGTTCAATCTTTTTTGTGCAAAAGCTGTAAAATCATAGATTTTATTTCTTGCATTTCATTCTTCAGTATATTTATGTCTTCAGAATGTTTAGAAATTTCCATCTCCCTCTGTTCAGCCTGTCTTTTTCTAGCCATATATTCGTCATATTCTGTTCTATTCGTATTTATAATGGCTCCCGTACACATGTCTCTAACCAAGCCATTATGTCCCTCAACTTTTAGAAACTGTTGCATATTAGGCACACGCAATAACTCTGAAGTCTTTAACGATAGGTGTAGCTGCTGTATTTGTAGACTGCATAACAATCTTAACAGCGATAGTATCGAATGGAGTCATGCTATTTAAAGTGTAATCTACATCAGAGAATGCATAGTTTCCATTATCTACTTTAATAAGTCCGTTTCCATCAGCTGATGCTAGGTTATATTTTATAGTATCTAGCTGTGAACTGTCGCCTAGACAAGTTTTGTAGTACACCTTGATATCAGCTTCGTTAGGACAGTTAGCTGCAATCTTGATTCTAGTGTAAGTAGAAGAGTTAGCGAATTTAATAGGAGTAGTTACATATTTAGATATAGAACTACCACCGACTGGAGCGATCTCGTCATAGAACAACTCTTTCACAGCTACATAAATCGAAGAAGAAGTCACAGTTTCAGATGTAAAGACGTTACCGACAGTAGAATCTACGTAGATAGTTCCTGTTGTGCCATCATCACCATAACCAGTAACTAACCATGTTCCATTATTAGCTGAGTTAGCGGAACCACCAGTGATAATGTATCTTCCGATTCCTAGACCAGCCATCAATCCTCTAACAGTAGAGTTAGTAGAAGTTATAGAAGATGCGCTTCCTACAAACTGTAGAGTAGCAGTTCCGTTAGTCGCTACACCGTAAGTGTGAGTAGGTGCGCTAGTACTTGCAGTACCTGCAATAGTACACAAGTACAATCTATTTCCATAGTAATACTGAGTTCCAACACTTAGTGATTGAGAGCCACTTAGAGTCAATAATGTTCCAGTGATAGCGTAGCTATATGTTCCACCTGCAACGCTAACTGAAACACCAGTATTTGGAACACCAGTGATAGTTCCAGCAGAACCTGCGAACATTAGTTTAGTATCCAATGCAGCCACGTTAGTGTTAGATTCTGTAGCATAGTTAAGTTTGTTAGAAACTAGAATTGCACTAGAACGAGCAGTATCGATAACTGGAGAAACAGAGTCATTAGTTGTAGAAATCTGAGCCAGCAACATCAATGACTTAGCACCACTCATATAAGTGTTTTCGTTAACTTCAGAAGCAACGATTCTTGGTTGATCCCAGATATTATCTTCACCGATCAATACTGGAGAATAAGCTGTATCGATAACATATGGTGTTTGACCACCATCTGGAGCAGTTCCAGAAGTTGTTTTGATGTAATAGTTACCCTTAGTCTCAGAGAATGTTTGCATCTGAAGAGTAGGATTAATCAAGTCATATGCAATGTTCTTTGATGCTTTCAATAAGTTTCCACCAGCGTAACCAGTAGAAGTTGCTGCTGTAGAAGTTGTTATTGTATAACAATGAGCATCTACGTTAGAGATAACTTTTGTTCCATTAATCTCTGTGTATGGGATTCCATTAATTGCAGATGTTAACCCAGTCAACTGAACGCTAGATCCAGAAGACATACCATGGTTTGGATGCCAAATACGAACAGTCGTAGAACCAGAAACAGTTTGAATTGGATCAGAGTATAATTGATCGTATGGATTTACGTTGTTAACCATTACGATCGCACCAACTGTATTTGTAGCAAATACAGCACGATTTAATGTAAACTTAATATCCTGATTCTGGTCTGGAGTCCAAGTAGAAGCATTTTGAGACTTGAACATCACACCAGCATATGGTTGTTCAGAAATAGTTCTGCTAGTTCCTGGGATTACATCACCCATATTGGAAATCCAAACTTTGTAATTGTTTGAATCTGATTGGATAACGAATGCATATTCTGCGCCATCCTGTACATAAACAGGCGACTCGAATGTAAATCTAGTAGCTGTGTTATAGTCAGCATAAGAGTTACCATCTGGGAGAGCGACAGAAGTGTATCCAGATGCTTCTGGAGTAGTACCAGCAACAGGAGCATTAACTGAATCTGGCTTTAGAGTAACAGTACTAAATGGAAGAATATACTTTCCTGGAGAACCATTAACCATCTCACGAATATGAACAGTTACTGGAATTGATGCATCTTTTGTAGCAAAGTACAAATCAAGAGATGTTAAGAATGCACCACCTTTTTGCTGAATCAAGAATGATTGTGCAAGTGGGTCATACCAACCAGTATCAGAAATAATTCTATTTGTAGTACTAGTACCACCACGTGATACAGTTTCATATGTATTTGGATCACCTGGAGTTGGATTAATCTGTTCCTTAACAAATTCAGCGTTACGAACAGCATTTACAACAGACTGAACAGTTTGTAGAGTACCTGTTGCTTCATATTGTCCCAAACCACGAGAAGTGTAATTACCAGTAGATGTAGAAGAGTCAATTAACTTCATTTGTGATTTACCTGTACGGAAACGAAGTGCTTCTGTATTAGGTATGTTAAACAAGAAGTTTAATTCACCAGCTTGGTTTGTTGTTAAAGTGGTATTAGTTGTGATAGAAACCACAGTTCCAGATTGTCCACTAATCGAGCCGTTGAATGTGTTTCCACTGCTAAATGTTCCAATTAAGTTAACTAGATCTAGCACGTAAGAAGTAGTTCCATCACCATTATCAATAGTATACTTACCAACAACTACAGCAGATGCAGAGTTGTCTGACTTGGTAATAACATCACCACGTGTCAAGCAAACTTGAACATCTGTACCAATTCTTCTCTTAGTGTCTGAACTAGATCCACCGACGTTTGTTGAGATATCCCATAGTTTATGAGATGCTGCTCTTAAAGTTTCAGTAGCACCTGTTGGTGTGTAAATAAGTTTAGTTGTTGGTGTGCAATATGCATTAACATCAATCTCGTTAAAGTATGCATAGAATCTAGTAGATGGCTTCAATCCTTTAGATTGAACCAAAACATAACGTGAGCGAACATATGGAACGATAGCAGTTGAGACTACTCTATCACCAACTGTCTCGTAATCAGTCTTAGCGACAACAGCAGTTTTAGTTCCTGTTCTAGACTTAACACCAGTCTGCGACCATGTGTCGGTAGTTTGTTGAACAACGATGTCTCTGCGTCCACCACCACCGCTACCAGCACCATACTGGTTTGTAGCTGCGCCACTCACACCAAATGTAGAAGAAGACAATTTGTGTTGAGGGATACCATTCCACTCTGTAGTCCAAGTGCCATAAACTGGCCAACCATTATTGAGGTCTACCATATTCTTTAGAGCATTATAGTTACCTTCGATCTGTTGAACGAAGTCTGGTGCTCTAACAGTATCAAACCAATCATCTGATGGTGGAGAAATCTGAACATTACCCAAGAATGTATAGATTGCAAATGGGTTTACATTCTCTAATCTAGAAGCATACTGTTGTTTAATAAGTTCTTTAGTAGTATATGGCAATGTGATAATATCGCCAGTCAACTGATAATTTGCAGCTGAACGTGCAGAAGTGGTAGCTGCCTGCTCGACTAAATCTACGTTGTGCATTGTATGCGCTGGGCGTAATACGTTAGCAGCCATATCAATAGAGCACTTAAAGTCTGCAGACTTGCTATTCGCAAGTGCGCTGCTACCAAAGTTATCAACAACGAAACCATTCTTCATTCTATCAAGACCAGTAGAATCTGGAATCTTTAGAGTAGAAGTTTCTGATTCTAATAACGACAATGATGTATAATATTCTAAGTTATTAATTCTGTTTTCTAACTTACCAATATCACGCATTGTATAGCGTTTGTTTTCTACCTTAGAAACGAACACGTTGTTTGTTGCAGTGCCGAATGTATATGGCTCTAGTGTCAAGTTATAAAGAACCATACCAACTGCAGTCCCTGCTGGTTCGCCTGGAACGATAGATGGAACACCTTGGATGTCAACCAACTTACCAGTTGGGTCAAGAACAATCTTATCTTTTCTAGCCAAATAGTAGCTGTAATCGGACTTGACATACTCACCACGTTTTGGTAGAGATGTCATAGAAGAACCTGTGCTTGTAAAGTTCTTCACGCCACTACCTGTTGTCTTGTTTGCAACACGTGGACGGAAATCGATGGAATCTCTTAAGTTAGCAGGAATCTGCTTGTAGTCGATACCACTATAAGAGTTCACATCAAAGTAGTCGCCAGCACCATGTTCGAAGTATTCATATACAACTTGGATTGGGTTTGAAGGCTGAGTATAAGATGGTAGTAGATTTAATCTACCATAGTCATAGTGGGTCAAACGCTGACCATTATCGAATTGATAGCGTTCTGAAATATCTTGAGTATACTGAGCAGATGTTGGAGATCCACCAAACGCAATAGTTGGTGCCATCTTGATGCTTACGATTCTGAATACGTCTGCTTTATCAAGTATAATTGCTGCCTGTTGTGCAGCAGTCGCAGTAGTAAATGTTTCAGTTGCTTGTGTTAGTGTTTTAGATTTTTCAAATCCAGAACCAGTTCTAATAACAGCAGCGACGACAGTATATGTTCCAGAAGATGGAACAGTGATACTTACGTTAGAGCCAGAAACAACAATGTTAGAAGATGTAATGTTTACAACAGATCCGTCAGAATCTTTAACGACTGTATAGTTATCATTATCAGCTGCAGAAGCAAATGTTCCTGAAGTTGTTAGTGCAAGCGTAGTTGTAGAAGTATTGACACTGTTAAACTTAACATATGCAGTATAGTTTACATTATTAACACCACTGTTACCTGCTGTTCTCATAGAACGAATAGAACTATAAGCAAGTGGGAAGATTAAACTATTTGCTGTAGCTTCTTGAATAACAGTAGTAACTAGTTGATACTTTGTTGCAGTAACTGTAATTGAACTATCAACTGTCAGAGAAGTTTGAGAAGCAATTGCTGTAACTCTTCTGTAGTTAGTGTCATTAATAAGAATGTAATCACCAACTTTAAGATCAGTTTGGAATGATGTTCCTGCACCAGTTAAAGTTGTAGAAGCTGAGGCTGTTACGTTACCAGAAAGGTTATACAATACTGGTTGAACATCGGCTGAGAAAGATGTTGCAGTAGATCCACCAACTGTATAGAAAGACTTAGCGTTTCTGTTGAAGTCATATCCAGATTTCATCTGAATATCAAATAGACCTAACTTATATTGAGAAGTAGATCCGTATGGTAGAATGTTGTGCCACTCAATGAAACGAGCACGTGCAGTTCCGATTAAGTTTGCGCTTGGTACTGCTGATGCG